TGGAAAATCCAGACCCTTCCTTGGGCGAAGGCCCAACGGTAACCATCCGGTTACTGGAACAAACCACAAAGCCATCAAAGATCCAAAACACCCTGATCTAGGGAGATTGGAACTTACCTTTATCCTATTATTATAATAGGAGGTAAGCTACTTAGATGGTGGTATGTTCACATATAGTTGTTCTGTGTTATCATCAGCCGTGACGACAGTCACAGTGTGATTACGGGGCAAATCTGAAAGGAGACTCATGAAACGATCGAAAGGTCCTTTCTTGAACGATTCCTTTAGTAACAGAACATACCTATGATCGTAATCGTAGGTCACTTTACTTTTTATTGCTTGAGACATAGATATTTAATTTCCTTTTAATAAATTAAGTATTTTATTATCGAGCATCAACTCCCTGATCCGACGGAGCCCAATCAATCTATAGGGGGGCTTTGCCTCCACTTCCGGACTCATCATCCAGAAATGGTAGCAATCCTTATCCAAGATGCTATAAATAATAGGGTCCTGATCAGGTTGTACAAGGGATCTGAGAGCCTCAACATTAAGGTGAGACAGATCTCGAGTGACCAATTCAGTGTTAGCAACTTTTCGCATGTCGTAAGTATACTCCTTGAACAGCTTGGTAGACAACCAAGCCACCAACAGAGCACGACCAATGAAAGTAAGTTTAACAACCTCTTGGTTTAACTGTGTTCCCTTAGTATAAGCCTCAAGTGCAGACAGCTTCCCGGAAGGTATCCTAATTGCTTTTGGATATCCTTTAAGGAATAGTGCTCCCACACCTTCGGCGGCCTCATAACTCATGAGAGTTTTAGGGGTCGAGATTACACCCCCGAGCCTTTCGACAAGGTTCTTATACCTGTCAAATACTACTCTCCCATCAGCTTCACTAGTTGTAGCGACCATTACATCATCTCCACAGATACAAAACTTCGCTTCCGTGGTAGCAACAGAGAATTTAAGAATGACATAATGTGCTAACTCAAACAAGGGGAAAGAGAAATATAATCCCATAGGTTGCCCATTAGCATAAAAGGCGTAGGATACCTCGTTCCGATCTTTACTCGTCGCCTTACCATAAAGGTAAGGAGAGTAAATGAAGGGTAGGTTTAAAAATCCTAAGTAGCCTAACGGTAGTCCCATTGACTCCAGTAATTTAACCTGGAAATCTCTCGATAGCCGGTCTGTCGCTTCAGATAGATCGATCGACAACATATACTTGCCTTTAGCAAGATTATCTATGGCAAATCTTTCCATCTTAGTTTGATCACCCGACGCAACTTCATCAAGAGTCCAGAGCCATTCTCTCAACCAGTCTCCCAATTTCTTGGTTGCTAATTGAAGAATTTCATTACCGACTAGTATATTTCTAAACTTTCCTTTGTCCTTTATTGGAACTAACATACCTAAAGCTCTAACCTCAACAGGACGAACTCTCTTAAACATGGCCATCAAGGCCGGAGTTCTCCAGTAAGGGTTCGGGTCAGGTTGTCCAATAGGACCGGAAAATGT